GCCCTTCGATTGAAGGCGCGTAGCTCAGCTGGTTAGAGCACCACCTTGACATGGTGGGGGTCGTTGGTTCGAGTCCAATCGCGCCTACCAAAATCAAAGGCTTAGAGGTGGCCTCTCACCTTTCAGCTTATTTTCAGCGAATTTTCAGCATTCACTGAAGTGATTTCAGCCCCGCAGAGACCCTGCGGGGCTTTTTTTGTGCGTGGTCTTCGGCGTAGCGCTTGTACGCGGATTCAGTGCTGTGACCGGACAGGGCCATGATGTAGGCGCTGTCGAACCCGGCCAGTTCGTACAGGTGCGTGCCGTAGCCGCGCAGCTTGTGGAAGCCCGGTCGCTGGTCTGGCTGCAGGTCAGCGTAGGCGCCGCAACTGTCGCGGATCTCGGCGAACGCCTTCGTGACGTATGCCGGCAGCACAGCGAACGGGTGCGGCCTTGGATGCTTGTGAGTCTGGTCCCTGCCCTTCCGCCGCTCCGGGCGCTTGTGCACCAGGTACGGGCACGGAATGTCACTGGCAACGCAGCTGGCCACCACGTCGCGGAGCTGGCCAGTCATCTCGATTTCGAGGTACACCGGGTTGCGGTAGTTGCGGGTCTTGCGCTGCAGGATTGTCAGCGTGTTTGCCTGCAGGTCGACCTGGCTACGGTGCAGCAGCACCAGGTCCTCGCGTCGCTGCAACGAGTAGATCGCGAGATCGATGGCGCGGCGGAGCCACTCGGGTGCCTTGTCGCGGATCAGCGCGATGCCCTCGGCGGTGTGGTGTACCTGGCGTGGCTTGCCTTCCCGACGCTCCAGGGTGACGGCCACAGGGTTGAGGGTGATGTAGCCCTGGTGGCCACAGAACTGCATCAGATCGAGCAGCAGCGCGCGGTGCTTGATGTAAGGCGACGGCGTCAGCGGGTTGAGGAACTGGGCGAAGTCGGCGGTGGTAAGGCTCTGCACCGTGCGAGTGCCCCACTCGCGTTGGTACTGCGCGAGCTTGATGCGGATCTCGTCGCGCGACCGCTCGCTGTAAGTTCGGTCGGCCAGCACCATACGCTGAAACTCGGGGATGACGCTGGTCAGCGCCGGATTGCCGGCAGTGGGGCGCGGTGCTGGAGCGGCGATCAGAGCGCCAATATCGGGATGCTGGCTTGCAAAATGCGCGTTCAGCGCTCGTGCTTTTTCATATGCAGCGCTCCGATCGTTGCTGTTGCCGATAGACGCCCTGCGCCCGTCAGGGAAGATATAGAGGAAGTAGGTCACCTCCCCCTTTGTCGACAGACTCACGTTCGGCGGACGGTCGGCAAACCGCCCCGCTCTTTTCCGGCCCACAGTGCTCACCGCGTTGACTCCCACTGCTGTAGTAGCGCATCCGCCTCGGCATTGCCAGTCGCGGGGCGCGAGCGGGTGCGTAGCGGTTGGCCCTGGGCATCGACGAACACCATCCAGGTGCCGCCCCGTTTCTCGCCGGGCAGCTCCCCCTTCTCCAGCCAGCGCCGGATCGTGGAGCACGATGGCGCCGTGCCGATGAACGCCAGGCGCCGGTACTCGGGGACCGAGATCCGGTAGACAACGGGTTGGAGGGGGGCGGCGGTTTGGGTCAAGATGATCTGACCGATTGAAGCATCGGCATCAAGATCTCTTGATCCTGGCTGCTGGCCGAATGCCCCGAAATATCAACAACCCACCTTGATGCGCCATGTTCCACCAGGCCAAAAAGGTCGTGATCGAACTGCCTCCCGGTTTCGGAATGGATGCCATCTACTTCAAACCAGTCGACGAACTCGCCAGGGTTGTGGTGGCGATCGCTGTATGCGTGCGTGATATCAAGGCTCACGGCTGCCCCCTCCACAACAATGCGTCGGCCTTGCCGGTGAATACAAGCCAAGCCGCGCTCAGACGTTCTCGTATGCCTCCAACGCGCAAAGCGCGAGCAGGCACCCAGACGCCGGGCGCCACTTGTGCCTCAACGGTGTTGTGCTCGATCGCGCGGAGCAGGTTGTCGATCTGATAAGTGCTCGGCGGTGCGTTCATGCCTGCTCCTCCACCTCCGCCAAAAACGCTTCCGCCTGCACAAGCGCGACGGCCTTCTCGGCGCGGTCGCGCCGGGAGTAGCCCTCGCCACTGTCGGCGATGATGCGGTGGTTGCCGGCGCGCAGTCGCCAGCGCCACTGGCCTGCCTTGTCGCGATAGATCTGAAAGCGGGAGTTGGTCATGGCCATGGGGCCTCCTAGAGTTGTGCCAGCCAGGGGTTTCGCCGGCGAAAGTCCGCGCGCAGGCGATAGGCGTTGGCGTGGTGGAAGTGACCGGCGTAGGACGCGATCACGGTGCGGATCTGGGCGCGCTGGGCGGTGGTGGCGGTGACGCGGCCGGCGGTGTCGACGTGCTGCTGCTGCCAGGCGAACAGCTTTTCCCGGGCGTGCTGGACGACACGCTTGCGCACCAGGGTGTGGGTGGGGCGCACGACGTAGCCGAGGAAGTCGATCCCCTGGGTCAGCGGCGCGAGCTTGATCTCGGCTTTCAGCCGCAGGGCGAGGCGGTCTGCAAGGAAGGCCTCGATGCGCTGCTGCCACTCCACCAGCTGCTGGCGGTCGTGGTGGATGAGGACGAAGTCGTCGACGTAGCGCAGGTAGCGTTGGGCATTGAGCTGGTGTTTGACGAACTGATCCAGCTCGTTCAGGTAGACGTTGGCCAGGAACTGTGATGACAGGTTGCCGATCGGCAGGCCGCAGTCACGCGCGGCGTTGGCGAGTTGCTTGTGACGCGGGACCAGGGCGCGCTCGGGGGGGGCGCAACGGTGTTTGACGCCGGCGGCGGTCGGGTGCTGGCGCAACAGGGCGTGGACGATGCGCTGATAGGCCTCGGCCACGTTGTGGCGCTGCATGCGGTCCCGCACCAACTGCCAGAGAATGCGCCGGTTGATGCAGTAGAAGAAGTTGGCGATGTCCAGTTGCAGGTACCAGCCGCCGCCCTGGCCGGACTGCACCTGGCGGGTGAAGGCCTGCAGGCGCCGCACGGCGGCATGGGTGCCTTTTCCGGCGCGGTTGGCGTAGCTGTCGTGGATGAACATCCGTTCGTAGATGGGCTCCAACCGCGGCACCACCAGGTGGTGGACGACGCGGTCGGCGAAATCGGGCGCGTGGATCTCGCGGGCCTTTGGTGACCGTGCCACGAAACAGGTCGACGGCCGCGGCGACCAGGTGCCCGTGTTGATGGCGTCGAGGATCTCGAACAGTTCGTCGATCCACCGGGTCTCGAAGCGCAGCTGGTTGACGCTGGGGCGTTTGTGGCGGCGCGCCTGTTTCCAGGCGTGCACCAGGTCATCGAACCCCACCGCATCGTGACACTCACTGGCGGGCGCGAGCCGGCAGCCCAACACGTAGCCGCTGTTGTTGCGGTTGTTGTTGTTGACGTTGCCGTTGTGCAGGTTCACGTACCACGCGTTCTCGGACGCATCCCCGCCCACTTGCGACCTGGCCGCGCATCCACTGGGGTAGCACGGCTTCGTCATGGTTTGGCCTCCTGGCCGGAGGCGGAGCGGGTACTCAGTGTCAAGGGTCGCTCCGGCCGCGCGGCGGCGGCAGGACTCTGCCCTGTACGATGCTCATTGCGGGCGCGCAGCATGGCGCCCGATTGGCGGCCGACATCCCGTGCCAGCCCCGCCAGCAGCTCGAAGTTGCCACGCGAGGAAAACACGTTCAGCCGGTGCCCGGTCTGCAGGTGAAGCTTGAGGCGGTCATTGCTGGCGATGAGCTTGCCCACGATCTCGAACTGCCGCTGCGGATACCGTGCGGCCCGCAGGTAATCGTGCGACAGCAGCGCGCCCTGCAGCGCCAGCTTTCGGAGATCGGCGCCCAACAGGTATTTGTGGGCACGCGGGAAGCGCGAGACGCTGCGCTCGATCTCGGTCAGCAGGCGCTCGCTGGCGCGAGCGATCGGGGCAATGGTGCTCATTGTCAGCTCAGGCCCAAATGCCAATCACTGACTGGCGGGCGCGAGCCGGCAGCCCAACACGTAGCCGCTGCCGTCGCGGTTGCCGTAGTAGACGTAGCCGTCGTGCAGGAGCACGCACCACGCGAGCTCGGACGCGGTAGCGTGCTCGGTGGCGGTCCAGTACCAGTCGTCCGTCGGGTGGTTGGGGAACAGATCGGTATTGAGCGCCGGCTCGCAGCGGGTGCGGTCGATGATGAGCTGGGCGTAGCGCAGCGGGGCCAGTTGCCAGTCGTCGGCGCCGAAGAGGCTGATCTGCGCCGCCAGCTCTTTGGCGTGCTGCCAGTTTTCGGCCTGCGGCGGTTTGCGGCTGTCGAAGGTGACCCCGAAATCCGGCAGCAAGACGGCGCAATGGTGCGCGCTTGTCTCGTTGCCATCGGATCCCAGCTTGACCATTCGCGGATTGAAAAAGCGCTCCACGTCCATGGTTGGCGTAGAACGCCGCAGGAAGGCCTCCAGGGCCTCGTCCTCGGCCTTTTCGGTGCGCGCCTTCACGGTTTGCTCCAGCAGCGTCTGCAGGGTGTCGCGGGCGCTGTCGTCGGGTGCCAGCGCGATGACAGTCTCGAAGCGCGTGCGGATGTCGGCTTCGAGCGCGTCGCGGGCTTGCTTGCGGATCTGCTGCTCGAGGGCAGCGAGACGGGGTGCAGTTGCAGTCATGGGTGACTCCAGGTGTGGGGTGAGAGGTCAGGCCAAAAGCCGATCACTGACTGGCGGGCGCGAGCCGGCAGCCCAACACGTCGCCGCTGCCGTCGCGGTCGTTGCCGCCGACGAGGCCGTCGTGCAGGTTCACGTACCACGCGAGCTCGGACCACTCGACATGGTTGTCACGCGTCCAGTGCCAGTGAGGCTTGATGCCCTTGAGGGCGGGGTCGGTCGGCAGCGCCGGGTTGTAGCGCGTGCGGTCGACCAGTTGGTTCAGTTCGTCAGCGCTGGCGGCCTGCCAGCCGCCGCCGGAAAGGGTGCAGCTAATGGCCAGCTCCAAGCATTCGGCATGCGGGCGCTTGTTGTCCGGGTTGAGGGTGGGGGTGTACTCGCGGTGAACCCACGCACCCTCTTCGTTGCGGACGAGGATGGAGGTGTCGCGGAAGCAGCCGTCTTCGAGGATCACGAAGCGCGGGCCTGGGGAGGCGGGTGCAGCAAGAAATGCGGGGTCCATAAGGATCTCCGGTGGGGTTGAGCGCGGGCCTATGCTTTGACGAAGGCAGGCTTTTCGGCGGGGCCCTTGAGCCCCGCAGCAACAGCAGGCGGTGACCAGTCGAATGCCGGGCGCTCCATCACCGGCGTGTTATCGACGACCTCTAGGCGAGCGACGTCGTACCAGCAGATCTCACCAGGGCGACCGGTCGTATCGAGCCCGGGGTGAACGGTGGCCTGGATGCAGCCGTAGAGATCAAAGCAGACGCTTGTGGCGATGCCGGTCAGGCCAGTAACGCGGTCGCGGACCTTGAGGCCAAGGAGTGTGAGGTGCTGCTGGAGGTTTTCCATCGTGGGACTCCGGTGGGGTTAATCGATGAGGGCAATGCCGACGTACACGCGGCCGCTGTTGAGGCGATGTCGTTGCAGGCCGGCGGCGGCATCCCAGCTCGGCCAGCGTTCGTCGGTCGGGGCGACTGGTGTAATGCCCTGGCCTGAGAGCCAGCGGTTGTAGGCAGCAAGGAACTCGCTGCACTTGACGCGGCCGTCGTCGGCCGCAGTGGTGCAGTCACGCACAAAGCGCTGCAGACACTCGGTATCGGCGGGCACGCCGCGCTCCAGCAGCTCGACGATGGCAGTTGCCTGGCGCAGTGTGACTGGGACCTGCAGTAGCAGAGGGCAATCGTCCACGCCTGTGGGCATGGGGTCCTCGCTCCACGCGCCCGGGACGATCACGTCGCAGCCCGGAGTGCCCCACTCGCCGGTGTCGAGGTCGATTTCGCCATCCTCATTGCGCGGCACTTCGATGCCCAAAGCGGCATAGGCACGGACCACAAGCGCAGTCGCCTGGGGGGCGAGTTCGGCATCCAGCGCCTGGGCTTTCTGGCGGCGGGCTTCCTGCGCCTGCCGCCACCGCTCGTGCTCCTCGTTTTGCCGGCGCGTCTCCTCCGCATCCTCCCGCTGCTGCTCGGGCGTCATGTTGAACGTGCCCTGCGCGGCATTGGTTGCAGCCTCCTGCCGCCGCGCCTCCTCCTCCCGTTCCGATTGAAGCCGCTTGATCAGGCCCTTGATTGCGTCTATATGCTCGCGCGCTGCTGCGCGCGTCAGCACGCCCTGGCCGGCATCCTTGAGTGCGTCGTCCCGACGCCAGGTTGCGCCGTAAGCGCCGCCTGCCTCTTCGGTCAGCTCGCAGATGCGGTGCAGGTCATGCGCGATATCGGCGCTGGTGATATGCCCGCCGTCGACCAGGCCGCTGATGGCCTCGGGCAGCTCATAGATCCGCGCGTGCTTGCTAACCCAGCCCTCGCTCTTGCCGAGCTGAGCGGCTGTTTTCGTGGTGCCCAGGGCTTCGACCAGGGCAGCGACGCCACGGGCAGTTTCGGGCAGGGTGAGGTCGGCGCGCTGCAGGTTCTCGAGCACTTGGACAACGCGTAGATCCTGGCCCGCCAGGTCATCGCGCACCAGGGCCGGGATAGCCTGGATACCCGCGAGCATGGACGCACGCCAGCGCCGCTCGCCGGCGATGATCATGTGCGACACGTCGGGCAGCAACGTGTCGGTGCCGTCGCAGCTGCGGACAATGATGGGCTCAATGACCCCGTGCGCGCCGATGCTGTCGGCCAACTCGGCAAGCGCATTCTCGTCAAACTCGCGACGCGGCTGGTCGGGGTCTGGCGTAATGTGGCGCGGATCCAGCATCAGGAAGTGAGCGGCGGGTTTCGCCGGCGAAAGTGCGGCTGTGGCGGTGTCGGCCATCGGGATAGACCTCCGGGCGGTCAGGTAGACGGTAGGGGTGGCGAGGCCGCATCGAGGCGGTCTTGCCGTTCGATTTCGGCCAACAGCAGCGCTGCGGCCTCTACGAGTGCCTGGCGCGTGGGCAGGACGCGCATGGGGCGATGCGAAAAGGGCCAGTGATGGCTGGCCACCAACTCGGCGCTGAGCCCTCCGGCCCGTTGTTGGTGGATGGCGACCCGGATATGTGCCACGGCGGCCTCCGCCAGTTCGTGGAACTGATGGCTGTCGTCAACGGCAGGGGTATGGCCGTCCATCACCTGCTGGAACCGCACACGGAGCACGTCGGTGGCAGCTTTGGCGGTCGCACCCGTCATGCCGACAACGTCATTCGCTGACATCGGGGCGTCCTGTGCCGGCAGGTTTGGGGTGCAGCCGGACGGGAGATCCGGCCGCATCCCGTGCAGCCTCCAGCGTCGCTAGCGTGGAACGCACCAGATCCAGGTTCCGGTCTCGCGCGGCGGGCTGCATTTGGCCGCGCTGGACGAGGCTGTCCCAGAACTTCCGCTGGCGGGACATCTCCCGGCGGAAGAAGTCGATCTGGCAGTCAATCGGCATGGCCATGGCTGGCCCTCCTATTGCGAACAGCGATCAGGCCCCGGCGCGTTTGTCGCAGCACGTAGCCTGCTGCCACCAGCGGGCGGGTCACGTCGATCAAGCGGGTGTGCGGTGGGTAGTCGGCGGCACTGAGCCGCCGCGAGACGTAGGTGGGACCTGCCGCGTTCATGCCCCACCCTCCGGCAGCGCGGCTGCGGTGAGCTGGTAGTGCCGGCCGGTGCTGCGCTCCACGCACTGGGCAACAACCATCCGCACTTCGCCGTCATCGGTGTAGGTCTCGGACAGCTCGGCGATGTCCAGGCCATGCAAGCGGGCACCGTCCCACAGCATCTGGGCACTGAGCTCGCCCTCCCCTGGCCGTCCGGCGCTGGTTGCCGGGCGGGGCGCTGGCGAAATGGCATCCCACAGCGCCTGGGCGCGGGTGAGCTCGATTTGTGCGACGAACATGAAGTAGCGGCGCAGCTCGGCGCTGGAGGTGCTGCGTGCCTGCAGCGCAAGCCGACCCACTCGAAAGAGTTGGCGGCGCATATCAGAGGCGCTGTTGGCCAAGGCAGCCTGGTGATTCGGACTAGGGTCAACGCTGGGCTGCAGGGGCAGCCGTAGGTTGAGTTCGCGAATGGATGTCCGAGGAAGCTGGGAGCTAAGCAATGGCATTTGACCTCCGTCATGTGTGCCGTGCTTAGTACGCTAGTACTACTTTTCTATGCCTGTCAAGTATCGCGCTACTAGTTGGTGAAAAAAAAGAGCCGGCGCCTTCACGGGTGCCGGCTCTTGAAGCACAAGCTCAGAAGGTGAACCGCACCCCTGCGCTAAACCGCGAAGCCTCGTATTCACCGTCGGTGTCAATATCCAGATCGGTAAAGCGATACTCCACGAATGGGTCGAAAGGCGCCAAGTCTATCGATACTCCCAACAAGGCCTCTGGCCCATCGGCATCTGAGAGGGAGACGTACCCGATCTCAATATAGGGGTGCACTCGCGCCGTGCGATTGATACTGTCCAGCCGCAGGTGCGCCGCAACACCCTCAGCAGTATCCTTTTCGGACCCCATACCAGGGGATGAGATTTTCAGGTCAAGGCGGACATATTCAACTCGTGCCGCCACTGCAGCTTTGCCATCAAGCGTTAGATTGACAGCGCCGAATCCGGCTCGATACTCGGTGGATTCCACGTCAAACCGAACCCCCGCAATAGAGCCATCGGTATCAGAGATGTAACCGTCGGCACTGAAGAACCAGTTTCCTTCGATTGGCAATCTGAGGCTGGCACCTCCACCGGGGCCGTCGGTGGAGAGATCAACTGGATTCTGCGAAAGGTCCGCGCTAGCGACACCTATACGCCCTTCTACGTAATTGTAGGCGTCCGCAACCGCATGAGCGGATGCGCCGCACGTTATTACAGCCAAGGCGCTGCCAAGCAGTGCTCGGTTCAAGTCCATCATGGTCTCCCGATATATGGGCGTCTGCACCCAAATTCAGAACCGTAAGCTAACAGTAATTAGACAGCAAGCGGCAGGCTAACGATCGCGGGAATGCCGGCCAATGATCGCAGAGACTGCTGTCTGTAATTCGGGCGTGAGCTCGTGAAACCGTGACACCAAATCACCCAGCTGCCCGTTGTTGGCGCTGTGAAAATCAACATCTGGGATCAGCAGGTGCCATGCCTTCAAACCAAAAGGGCGCGCCAACTTCTCAACAGTGTCCAGTTTGCTGACACTTCTGGAGTGAAGGGTGTTGTTGATTAGCTTCTGAGAGAGTCCGGCCCGCTTGGCAAGGGCAGTCTCTGTCAGAGCATGCTCGGACATGAGCCGCCGAACATTTGCCGCAAGTGCCGCCTGCGATTCAAGTTCCATGGCGTGATTCTCTCGAAACCATCTAGTACTCGGGGACTTGACGCTTTAGTACTTGGCTACTAGTCTTCGCGCCATGGACTCGATCGAATCGATTCGTGAGCGGTTGCATCGCGCCGAACGGCAGTTGGCACGAGCGCGCATCGCGCGCGACGCCGATCTGAATCCGTACTGGCTTGAGAAGTTCAGCCAGGGCGTCATTCGTGAGCCCGGGTACCTGCGGCTCTCTGCTCTCAGCTCCTGGCTCGATCGATGGGAGAACCAACTCCCTACCAGCAATCCAGCAGCCGCATGACTCCTCCCCTCGCCCAACGAACGACCTCCGGCTACTCCTCGCCGGCGTCTCCGTGGGTGAGGCCCCCGGGAGGCGATTACGGGCGCCTCCTCCGCCACCGCGTTGATTCCCCGTCAGTCGGTGGCAACTCCCGGCCCCTCGTCGCGCGGGGCCGGGCTTTCTATTGCTGTGGATGGGCACGGTGTTCATGGCGTCCATCCTCTTTTTTTGCCCGCAAAAAAGCGTTCCAAACCGTTCCAAATCTTTTGGAGACCTGTGGATGACTCCACCGCAAGCCCTTCATTTTGATAGCAGTGAGGCTGCAACGCGGCACGCGATCACCGCTTCCGGCCGGGACCCCAAGGACGTGGGCCATGCGCTGTGGCCGGACAAGTCGCCACCCGCAGCGCGGACGGCGCTGCTGAATGCTCTCAACGAGAGTCGGGCCGAGCGGTTGACGGCCGACCAGCACCTGTTTGTGGCCCGCTACTGCGGCGATTTCAGCTGGCTGTACTACGTGTGCGCCCGGGCCAATCACTCCCGTCCGGTGCTACAGGCGCCAGAGAACCGGGCGCTGGAGATTCTGCAGCGCGTCGATGCCTGCAAGGCGGATCTGCGCGGGCTGCTGGCGCAACTCGAGAACCTGCCCTCTACGGGAGGTGGCCGATGATTCGCCGGCTGCGACTGTGGCTGATCGAGCGCGAGCTGGATATCGCGATTCAGCAGGCGGACCACTACACCGAGATTGCGCGGTGGGCTGAGAACAAGGCGACGCGGCTGGCATGGAAGCGCCAGGTGCTGCTCGCCGGCGGCAGCACAACGCGGAGGCCGCGTGAATCGGTTTGACCGCGCCCAGGACCTCGCGATCGAGGAACTCGAATACATCAACCGCCGGGCCCGGCTGCCGGACCCGCCTTCTGCAGAGCCTGATCCACGTGACTGCGCGTATTGCGGCGAGCCCATCCCGCGGGCCCGTCTGCGGGCTGTGCCGGGGGCGCTGGCGTGTGTGCCCTGCCTGGAGGGGGCGAGCCGGGCATGAGTGACCCCATCGGACACGCTCTGGAGCAATTGCTGGCGGCGGGGCTGCTGGTTGAACGCACGGACTTCAACACCGATGGCGCGATTCATCGTTGCGACGTTGAGGGCGAAAAGCGGAACAAACGAAGCGGCTGGTACATCGCCAAGCCTTTCCGCCTGGATGATGGCACCGAGGTCATCGTCGGCAGCTTTGGGGCCTGGACAGGCACTCAGAACAATGCCCAGAAGCTCCGATTTGATGGCTCGAAGTCGAGCAAGGCAGAGCGGGACCGCCTGCGAGACGAAATGCGCGAGCTCCGCGCGCGCAACGCGGCCCACGAGGTGGACCTGGCACGCGAGGTAGCTGAGCGGGCCGCCGGGCTGTGGAAGGGCCTGCCGGATCTGACGCGCCCTACCCCGTATCTGGAGCGGAAGCGGGTTTCGCCCATCGGCCTGAGAGGTGGCCGAAACGGCGCGCTGGTGATGCCGTTGCGCAACACCGCCGGCGTGATCGTGCAGCTCCAGTTTATCCAGGCCGACGGCACCAAGCGGTTCCTGTCAGGCCCTGGCAAAAAGGGCGGGTTCCACCTGGTTGGCGAGGTGGCGGACGAGTATCCGCTGGTCTTTGTCGAGGGCCTGGCGACTGGCCTATCCGTCCACCAGGCCACGGGGTGGCCGGTGGTGGTGTGCGTGGATGCGGGGAATCTGCTGCCGGTGGCGCGGGCACTGCGGGTGATCTACCCGTCGGCGCGCTATTTGTTCGCCGGTGACGATGACCACGAAAAGCGGGATCCCAAGTCCGGTGAGCCGCTGAACACTGGCCGGGTAAAGGGTAATGCTGCTGCTGAGGCGATGGGCGCGCGCGTGGTGTTCCCCACGTTCGTCGACCCCCTCGGAAAGAGCGATTTCAACGATCTGCACGTGCACGAGGGCCTGGACACGGTTCGCGCTCAGCTGCTGCAGGCCTACACGCCCACGCCGAGGGCGGATGCAGGTCAGGACGGGCCGGACGAGCCCTGGGAGCGCGAGCTGGTGTTTGGTGACCGGGGCCTAAAGCCCATGGTGCACAACACGATGCTGATTGCGGAGCATCACCCTGCCTGGAGGGGCGTGCTGGCGCTCGATGTTTTTGCGCAACGTGTCGTGATGCGCCGAGAACCGCCCTGGGGCGGCAAGCCGGGGGCGTTGACGGATGCGGACGAGATTCGCGCTGCGGCGTGGTTCGGGCGGCGGGATACCTACGGCATCAACATCAAGACAGGCATTGCCCACGAGGCCTGTGTGGCGGTGGCCTGCCGCAACACGTTCCACCCGGTGCGGGATTACCTCACGTCGCTGACGTGGGACGGCGAGACCCGGCTCGAGTCGTTCTTTCCGGACTTCTGCCATAGCAAGCGTGACCCGGCGATCGAGGCGTTTGGCCGCAACTTCTTCATCAGTTGCGTGGCGCGCGTCATGGACCCGGGCTGCAAGGCCGACCTGATGCTGGTCCTCGAGGGCGAGCAGGGCCTCAAGAAATCAACGCTTGCCCGCGTTCTCGCGGGGGCGGAGTGGTACGTGGACGTGGGCACGTCCCCCGCCGACAAGGACTTCTATCAGCTCATCCAGGGCAAGTGGCTGGTCGAGATTGCCGAAATGTCGGCGTTCGTCCGGGCCGAGACGACGCAGATCAAGCGCGCGGTGTCGGTCCAGGTCGATTATTTCCGCCCACCCTATGGGCGCAACCCGGAGGCCTTCCCGCGGCAGTGCATCTTCTTCGGCACGAGCAATGACTCGGACTGGCAGCGGGACGCCACGGGGGCGCGGCGTTATATGCCGGTGTGGGTCGGCGGCGAGATCGCCCTGGATGCCATCGCCGACCTCCGGGACCAGCTCTGGGCCGAGGCCTTCGTGCGATACCAGCGGGGCGATACCTGGTACGAGCTGCCGGAGGAAGCCAAGGAGGAGCAGGACGCCCGCTACCTGGAGGACCCCTGGGCTGAGCCGGTGATTCGATGGCTCGATGGCCAGGCCGGCGCATCGCGGTATCCAGAGGGCAACAAGCGGATCATTCAGGAAACCACGGCGTGGCAGGTACTGGTGTTTGCACTGGACCTGGACGCCAAGAAGCATGATCGAGCAGCGCAGACACGCATCGGCAATTTGATGCGGCGCCTCGGATGGAAGCGTGCCCAGGTGCGTAGCGGGGGCACGCGAATATGGCAGTACCGGCGTCAGCCGGAGGGGCGTATGGCATGACCTGTCACTACCCCGTCACCACCCTGTCACCACCAAAAACCTCAATGGTTTCAGTGGTGTCACCACCGTCACCACCTGCAGCGCACGCACCCGCACATACGCGAGGGCGCGTGTGGGCGCGGGCAGGCGCGCACGCCCCCCTGTGTGTGCGGGGGGAGATTTCCGGTGGTGACGGTAGTGACGTAGTGACAAGCCCCGAAACTGCAGAGTTTCAGCGTCACCACCCCGTCACCACCTGCCGCCCAGGTGGTGACAGCCGGCGCCGGGCCACCGAATCACGGGTCCTCCCTGGCGTCGGCGAGTGCGGGTACGCAGAACCGCTCTTTTTTCACAGAGTCACGGGGTCGCGGATCAGTTCACGGGGTGGCCGTGAAGGCGGGGCGCCAGCCCGTGGCCGGGGCCGTGATCTCACGGCGCAGGCTGTGAGGGCACGGGCATGAGCCATCTCACGGGTCGTCAACTGGTGGGTGAGCTGCAGCGCCTGGGCCTTGGGACCTGGACGCCCGACGCGGTGCGGCAGTGGATCCGCGAAGAGCCGCCGTGTCCGATTGCGGAGCCGGCCGACCAGGGCAAGCCGCACCGCTACGCGCTGCTGGACGTGCTGCACTGGCTGCAGGCCCGCACGGCCCGTGATCGCAACCGCGGTTACACCACGGCCGGCGCCGAGCAGCTGGTGGAGCGTCTGCAGCGCGTCATCGCCGCGTTCGTTACTTCCGGATCCGCGCCGCAAGCGGCGGGGTTGACCTCAACGCTTCCGGCTACGCCGACCCCCGCGCCTTCCGCTGAACTGTTCGCGCCTGGCGAGCCTGCGCCGGCCCCGCTTTCGCCGGCGAAACCCGCAGCACCGCTGGAGGCTTTCGACTTCGGTGGCGCGAGTGAGCTGGAGGCGGTGCTGGAGGTGGTGCGAACCAACCGGCCGCAGGCCTGGAAGGCAGTCGAGGAAGCGCTCAACCAGCGCCGCAAGCGGCTGGAGGCGGAGGGGAAGCTCGTGCCGATCGACGATGTGCAGCGCACTGTCGATACACAAGCCCTGGCCATGCGCAGCGTCGCCCAGGCGCTGGTGATGCCGCTGGCGCAGCGGATCCCGGATGCCAGCACGTTGGACCAGCGGCGGCTGCTCATCCAGTCGGCGATCGACGGCATGCTGCAGCGCCTCGCCGACGAGGACACCGAGGCCCTGGCCACCGGTGAAGCGGAGGCCAGCGCGTGAGCGCCGCCCTGGCACTGTCACCGCAAGCCCGGTCGGTCCTGCGCCGCGCACGGCGCCACTACGCCCCGCCGGAGCGCATGAGCGCCCGCCAGTGGGCCGAGCGCTACCGCGTGATGCACTCGGGGCCGTTCGCTGGCAATCGGTTCAGCCTCGCCGCCACCCCCGCCCTCGCCGGCCTGTTCGCTGCGTATGAGGATCCGCTGGTACGCGAGATCTGGTGCGCCAAGTCCAGCCAGCTCGGTTGGACCCAGGGCTTTGTCCTGAACTGCATCGGCAAACAGATCCACCTCGATCCCTGCCCGATGCTGGTGCTCACCGCGAAAGACGGCGATGCGCGCGGGTTCAGCCGCAAAAAGCTTGAACCGGCCATCAAGGCGTCGCGTCCGCTGCTGGAGCGGGTGCCGGTGGGCGGCAAGGTCACGGGGTCGAGCTGGGACTACAAGTCATTCCCCGGCGGCTGGCTGCAGATCGCCGGCGCGAACAGCCCGGGTAACGTCAAATCGACCGACTACAAGCGGGTGTTCGTCGAAGAGCCTGACGACACGTCCCGAAACGTGCACGGGCAGGGCGATGCGATCGCGCTGGGCCGCGAGCGCTACAAAGCGTTCGCGGATGGCAAGCTCATCGTTGGCGGCACGCCCACCACCATGGGGCTCAGCCGGGTCTGGGCGGGGCTGGAGCGCACCGACAAGCGCCGCATGTATGTCGCCTGCCCGCATTGCGGCCACGAACAGACTTTGCGCTGGGAACAAGTGCGCTGGGACCAGGACGCGCTCATCCACCACCCGATTTACGGCACCCACCAGCCCGAAACGGCCCGCTATGAGTGCGAAGCCTGTTGCACGCCGGAGCAACCGGACGGCCGCTGGACCGATTCCGAGAAAAACGATGCGGTGCTCGTGGCGTCAAAGCGGCCGGATCACGGCTGGCGTGCCACCGCGGCGTTCAGCGGCGCGGCCGGGTTCCTGATCAACGAGCTGCACAGCACATTTTCGGAATCGCGGTTCGAAGTGCTGGTGCGCAAGTTCCTCGAAGCGCAGCACGCCCTCGACAACGGCGACGACACGCTCATGCGGGCGTTCGTCAACAACCAGCTCGGCGAACCCTGGGAGATCAAGAGCAACGCACCGGAGCTGGACGCCCTGGTCGAACGCGGCGAGGACTATGCGCTGTGGACGGCGCCAGCCGAGGCGCTGGTGGCCACCTGTTTCGTCGACGTGCAACGCGGTGGCGAACAAAGCGGCGAGGCGCGACTTGAGTATCTGATCGTCGCCTGGGGGCGGGGGCTGGAATCGTGGCGGGTCGCGCGTGGCCATGCCCTCGGCAACCCGCTGGAAGAGGCGACGTGGGACGAACTCGACCGCCAGCTCGCCGAGCCCATCCGAAGCGCCGGCGGCGGCAGCCTGCCGATCACGCTGATGGGCGTCGACAGCGGTGACGGCATGACTCAGGAGGCCGTGCTGCGCTACTGCCGGCGTGCGCAGCGGCAGGGGCGCGACGTGATCCCCACAAAGGGCTCCAGCGTGCCCGGCAAGCCTATTTTCAGCACGCCGCGGGCGCTCGATCATCTACACAACGATCGCGCCAGCAAGTACGGCCTCAAGCTGTACTTGGTCGGGACCGACACCGCGAAGGATGCACTCGTCTCACGGCTCAAACTGACCGGGCGCGGCCCTGGCCGCATGCACTGGCCGGCCGCGATCGGCACGGACTACCTCCAGCAGATCACTGCGGAGGTCAAAGTGCCGGGCCGCAACGGCAAAGAGAGATGGGAAGTGCTCGCGGGGCGGCGGAATGAAATGACCGACTGCGAAGTCGGCAACCTGCACCTTGCCTACAAGCTCCGGCTGCAGGCGATGCCGGAGCAATACTGGCTCGATGTCGAGTCGCGGCTGCGGCAGCCGTCGCTCCTGACGCCGGTAGATGCCCCTGCCGCGCCTGGCGCAGCATCTGCAGCGACGGAACCGCCACCTTCCGCGCCCGTCGGCCGCCCGGTCACCGGCAGTCAGCCATTTCGGGGGTTTCGGTGAGCGCCCGCAGCATCGATTTCCTGGCCGCGCTGCGCGCCGACATCGTCCGTGTGCTCGTCGAGCAGACCGGTGCGCCCGAGGGGCATGTCATGGGCATGGCAGCGCAGATCATCGAGGTCACCCAGCGGCGTTTCGGCGCGGACAGCGTCTACATTCGTAAACCTGCATACGACCCGGACGCCGTGCTCTCCGATTTTGACGGCCGCAATCACGCGGCCGTGTGCCGGAAACATCAGATCTCGCGACGGACGCTGTATCGAGTGCTGCACCGGCAGCGGCGTGGGTCGTAGTTGCGAACCGATCTCATCGCGGGCCGACGAACGGTAGGTGTGGGGTGTTGCAATAGGAACAGTGTTCCTGTATCGTGGCAGTCACTGGATAGGACATCCAGCCCTGCCGGGGGTTTCCGGCCTCAATAGGAGATCATCATGACTGGCTACACCAACTACGCTGTGACCATCACCGAATGCGGCCCCGGCCGCGAGTTCATCGTCAATGTCCGCGTGCCGCACGACGCCGTGCGTGAGCGTGACGGCAGGCCCGTTACCGCGGCCGAGGCGGCTGTCCTGGCTCGTCAGCGTGCCATCCGGAGCCGCTTCGGCTCTAGCGCGGTCTGGGTGCCCGACAACAGCCTGGCCGGTTACGGGCAGGTCGGCCGCTCGGTCGAGACCGGCGTCAGCACCATTACTGCCAGGAGCCGCTGGGACGCATCCCCGCAGCGGCCGTTCCCCGTTGACGTGGAGGGGCAGCGCCGCCACGACGAGATGATGGATGACATGCACAGTCAGGAGGACGCCGCGTTCTACGAATCGTTTGATGACGAGGCGGAGCCCGCCCAGTGACGTACCGCGTATATTTGCGGACCCCAAATCAGCGGGTCCACCCTGACACCCGCACCGTCACTGAGGATCCATTCGTGGCGGAGGCCGCATTCAGGGCGCTGATGCGCCGGAGGGAGTTCTGGTGCCTGAAAATGGCGGCAGTGCTCACCGAGGACGGCATCCAGATCGAGTACCGCAGGTTCGACTCGGTGAAAATCGTAGGGAAATACGGCAGGGTCCAGGAGCGCGGGGGGCACATTCCTGATTGGCCCCGATGGCTCTATCCGCACGACCGCAATAATCCCGATCACCCGGAGCCGGAGGCGGATTCGAAATACCTGCCCTGTTATCTGGAGCGTGAGAAATCCACGACGCTAATCCTCGATGACAGGCCGATCCTGCTGACCTCCCATGACACCTGATGCATCACAGCACGATCCGCGCCCGGAGTACCTCCGGGCGTTGATCACTGCCTCCAATCGGACCCAGCGTGACGTGGCCCTGGCAATTGGCGTGAGCGAGCGCCTGCTGAGGTGCTATCTCGCGCCGGTGACAGCAGCGAGCCGGCGCGAGGCGCCGTACCCGGTGCAGTATGCGATTGAATGCCTGGCCGCTGACGCCCGAGGGCATGGCCATCACAGCGCAGGCTGAACAAATTGCCAACCTGCCGCCCCTCGCCCCGCTCTACGGGGAACGTTTTCCCGATAGTGACCGGCACGCTCAATCACAAACGGTTCATCCCCTCAGTGAGGGGAACGGATTGCCGCCACGAACTCTCGTTCAACCACAATCGGTCCATCCCCAGATCCCGGGGAACGGTGGCTACCCCGCCCTGCGGGGAATAGGCAGATCTATACGGAACCTACATCGATGACGACCAGCTATCAACGCCTCCGGCCAGTTACCGGCAACATCTCGGACGGCATCCGCATCGCAGCCGAGCGGGCCACCCGTGATGAGCGGTAGCGGCCGCATCCACATCCGGCTGGTCCTCAGGATCATCGAACGCGTACAGCGGGCGCCTGCCGCATCACTCGCACAGGATCTGCATGCACTCCGATGCAGCCGGGCGACACTGTATCGGCAGATCGCGGCGGCGCGTGATGAGCTGGGCGTGGAGATTGAGTACCGCGAGGCAGGCGTGTCGGAAATCCGCTCGTGGGGCATTCTCAACCCCGCCAAAATCGCCTCACGCCGCTGACCGCTCCGGCACTCCGTGCCACTTTGCCGTGTAACTGGCACGCCCGCATGACCAGCATGAGCTGCATCACTTGCACCGATGCGGCTCATGGGCAACGCGGCGACACTCCGGGCGGTACTGCAGCGGCACGCGGGGGGCGATGAGGGCACGCCTGGCGTGCTCACCCTGGGCGAGCACCGCTGGTACACGCTGGAGCTGCCCTGGCGGGGCAACACGGTCCGCAAGAGCTGCATCCCGGCCGGCACGTATCGCTGCGGGCCGGTCAACTCCCCGCGATTCGGCGACGTGTACGGCGTACACGACGTGCCGGGGCGCTCCCACATTCTGATCCATGCCGGCAACCACGCCGGTGATGTCGACATCGGCCTGCGGTCGGACGTGGAGGGCTGCATCCTGCTCGGATCAATCGCGGGCTCGCTGTGGGGGCAGCGCGCGGTGCTGCGATCGCGCATCGCGGTGACGGCATTCCTGGTTGCCGCCGGCGGGCGTGAGATCGAGCTGGAGATCCGCGAGTGAGTGTGCTGGCGACGCTGATCACCCGGCACTGGGAGTGGGTGCTGATCGGTGCGCTGGCGTTCGGCGGCTACGCTCTGGTGCAGCGCCTCGATCACGTCCAGCAGCAGCGCACGCGGCTGGAGGTGCAGCTCGAATCCGCCCAGTCCCAGATCGCCCTGGTGCGAGCCGAGGCGCAACGCGCGCAGGCGGCTGCCACCGAACTCCGGAGGACGCTCCATGACATCCGCCAGCGCACCGAGACCGCGCGGGCGGCGATCAACGCCGTGCCTGATGACGGCTGCCTCGATCGTCACCTGCCTGCTGCTGTTGCCCGCGTGCTCCACCACCACACCGGCGGTACGCCCATGCAGCAACCAGTGGCTGCTGCAGCCGAGGCCGATCCCGGCTTTCCAGGGGCTGACCTGGCGCGAGCTATCCGACTACGTGTTGAGGCTCTACGAAGCGGCAGCGGCGGCGGAGGCGGACAAACGAGCGGCACTGCAACAGTGCCCGGAGGCTGACACGGATGTGGACCCGGGATGAGATGTCGCTGTGGCTGACGCTGACGCTGATCGCGGTACTGGGTGGCCTCGTGAGCTACTACCGGAAAATCACCAACGGCGTGATGCAGCACGCGATCTGGCGCCTGGCCGGTGAGCTGGTCACCAGCGCGTTCGCGGGCCTGAGTGCAGCAATGCTGCTGGCGGACGTGGACGCCAGCCTCGGCTGGAAAGCGGCCATCGTGGGCATCGTGGGCCACATGGGCAGCCGCGCCCTGGACATTTTCGAGGACGTGGTGCGGACCGTGCTGATGTCGGCCGCGAACGTCGAGAGGCGGAGGTCCACGTCGGACCGAAAGCCGCCGAGTGCCGATCGTGACGACACCGACTGACGCCTGGCTCGTCCTCGCGAGTGGGCCGTCCGCGCAGCGCGTTGACCTTAGCCGGTACCGGGCCGACCGAACGATCTGCGTCAACGATTCCTGGCGCCTGCGGCCGGATGCGTACGCGATGCTCGCGGCCGATCTGGAATGGTGGGAGGAGCACCTGGACGCGGTCCGCGCCGGGTTCGGTGGCTACTGCTACACGACGCATGCAGTGGCCGGCGGGCGCTACGCCGAGCACCTCTACTACGTCCCGCTGACCCGCTCTGACCGCCTGAGCGAGGTTCAGATGCAGATCGTGCGTCCGATGACCCACGGCGCGAACAGCGCCGCACAGGCGATGCAGCTGGCGTGGCACCTGGGTGCCCGCGACATCCACCTCGGCGGTGTCGATCTGTGCGCCGTGAACGGCGCCACGCACTGGTTCGGCGAACACCCCGCGCATATCGACCGGCGGCATCGGATGTGGGATGCGTTCCGCGATCACATTGCGTCGCTCGCGCGGGACATGGGGGAGCGCGGCGGGAACGTGGTGAACCTGTCGCCCTACAGCGTCATCGAGAACACGGGGATCTGGCCTTGATCAATGCGTTTTGCCAGAGCCGCGGCTGGTTGTTCGATGATCTCAAGCGGCACCTGGGCGCGGTCGATGGCGTCACCGTGTCGGATGAGCCGATCCGTCGGGCGCGGGCGTGGATCTGCATCCGGTCGTCCGAGATCAACCGCATCATTCGCCCCGCACACACCGTGCTGCAGGTGCATGACGTGAAGCCGCCACCATCTGAGGCGCAGCGCCTCGATCTCGGACACGTCACGTTCACACACCCGGTGCAGCAGTGGATCTGGCGCAACGTCAAGGTTCCCGGCACGGTGGTGCCGATCGGCGCCCGTGACGAGATCGCGCAGTGGGGGCTTCCAGAGCGGCCGACAATCGGCTTCTTCTGCCGCGAGGTTGCCGGCGCCAAGGGGTCCGACCTGTTTGCCGAGGTCGTCCGCCTGGTGCGGCAGCAGATTGACTGCGACGTGCTGATGATCGGTGACCGGCTGGGTCACATCGCCTCACTCGGCACCTATGAAACCCGCGCAGCCGGCCCTGACGACTACCGTCGCATTGACGTGCTGTTCTGCGCCAGCCGCAGCCCGGCCGTGCCGCTGAGTGTCTATGAAGCCAGCGCGGCGGGTTGCAGCGTGGTCACAACCGACCGCTGGTTTCCCGGTCCTTGCCGCTGGCCGAACGTGAAAACCGGCAACACACCGGCGGAACTCGCTCAGGCGCTGATCGCAGTGCTGCGCCTCCGTGGGCGCCATCCACCTGTTCGCCCCTTCCTGTTGTCCCACTGGGTCGCAGAGCAGGTGCGCATCGCCCGGGAGATCGCCCGATGACCAGACGCACAGCCCGGCTCTACTGCTCGCCGACGGCCGCCCATCAGCGCGCCATCATGGGCGGCTTGTGTGAGGCGATGCGCCGCGACGGCTGGGATGCGCAGGTGGCACGCTCGCGGGACTACGTGCCATCCGACCTCGCTGTGTTTTGGGGGCATCGTCAGCAGGTCATCATCGAGCACCAGCGCAAGATCGGGGGTGATTACCTGGTCTGCGAACGCGGCTATGTCGGCGACCGGTTCTACTGGACCTCGCTCGGCTTCAACGGGCTCAACGGCCGCGCGGATTTCGCCAACGAGTATGTGCCCGGCGATCGCTGGGAGCGCTACTACGCAGACCAGCTGCAGCCGGTTCGCTCGGGCGGCGACTATGCCCTGCTGATCGGGCAAGTCCCCGGTGACGCTGCCCTGGTCGGCCTGCCCGGCAATACGATGGAGCCGCTAATCAAGGAGCTGCGCGCCTGCATCCCTCGCACGTTCGGCATGCCGGTGCGCTATCGCCCGCACCCGCAGGTTGGGCATTCGGACACAACGCTCGAACAAGACCTCGAACGCGCTGCCGTGTGCGTCACGTGGAACAGCAACAGCGGCGTCATCAGCGCCCTGCACGGTGTGCCCACCGTCACCCTCGATCCCGGAGCCATGGCCTGGCCGGTCGCGGCGCATGAGTTGCAGCTCCAGCCCCTGGCCGACCGCACCGAGTGGTGCCATCGCATCGCATATGCGCAGTGGTCTCCGGACGAGATCGTCGACGGCAGCGCCTGGAAGCACCTCCGGAGGCGCTATTTCGACAGCTGACGTTGCACGTATTTCTTGACGGCGTCATTTACTAACGCGCGGTTTAACTCGGGTGGATTCAGAGCCTTTTTGTCTTCGCCCCATCCAGCGACCTGAATATCTTGAATGATGGATCCATTCCAAATCTTATACCGCAATCCCATAACGTCCCTCGCGCCCCTTGGGCCGTGCTTTATCGGATGCTCAGAAACGCGAAAAACAACCTCAATGACTCGACTCTCAGCGTCTTCAATCGAATCGATAGATCCATGAGTTTTCTTGATTTCCACGGTCGCCAGGCAGTCGCGGAGTTCGGGCAGGACTTCGCTCTCCATGACTTTCACGGCGGCATTTAGCTTCTCGTCAAGTTCCCTTGTGACGGCATCCGCTCTGGCACGCTCCGCATCTGCCGCAGCCTTCTTTTCAGCAAGGACAGCATCAATCGTTTCACCGAGGTTCATAGCTTTCTCCTAGTTGCCCTCGGGACTTCATAACACCCGCGAGTATTTAGTGCCACTTTCCCCTGTAGATGGCACTGGCGCGCACGCACTGTGCGGCCATGTCCGACACCGCCGCCCGACTCGCGCAGTACAAAGCCGCTGAGGTCCGCATCCTCAAGGCGCAAAGCCTGGGGCATGGCGATCGGTCGCTCACAAATGCATCACTGAGCGAAGTACGCGCCGCGATCAAGGACCTCGAATCCAAACTCGCCGCAGAGTCGCGCGGTGGCCGGCCGGCGCTAATGGTGTCTGGCTTCAACCGGGGGCTCGGATGAGCGGCGCCGGCGATCTGAACTGGATCGATCGCATCGTCGCCGAATTTTCGCCGGCGAAAGGCCTGCGCCGGCTCGGTGACCGCCGGGCGCTGGCGTATCTGCGCGGGTATGAGGCCAGTGAAGAAACCCGCAAGCGCCGCTTCCATCGCAACACGATGTCCGGCGAGACGCTGGCGCGGCTGTCGGCCATGCCCCTCCGCAACCAAGCCAGGCACCTCGAACGCAACCACGACATCGCGCGCGGCATCCTCGACAAGCTGGTCGATTTCACGGTGGGGCCGAATGGCATCACTGTTGAGCCGCAGCCGCGAACCCGCGACGGTGAGATCCACGAGGAGATCGCGGCGGAGCTGGAGCGCGACTTCGCCCAGTGGAGCGAATGGCCGGAGGTCACCTGGACCCACAGCCGCGGCTCGATGGAACGCCTGGCGGCGCGGTCGGCGTTCCGCGACGGCGAGGTGCTGGGGCAGCAGGTCGCTGGCCACCGCGCCGACCTCCGCTACTCCACGCATGTGCCGTTCGCGATCCAGTTCATGGAGGCGGATCACCTGCCGCTGGACCTGGAGAACCGCGCCACCAACCTGCGGCAGGGCATCGAGCGCGACCAGTGGGGCCGGCCGATCCGCTATCACCTGCTGCGCGAGCATCCCGGCGATGAATACGCGGTGGCGGGCTACCAGGACACCGTGCCGGTTGATGCCGAGCGCATCCTTCACCCGCGCCACATCGATCGCATCGGCCAGCTGCGCGGCATCACCGTGCTGGCCTCGATCATCACCCGGTTGCAGGACCTGTGGGAGTACGAGGACAGCGAGCGCATCGCCGCAAAGATGGCCGCCTCCCTGGTGCTCAAGCTGACCCACGGCGCGCCGGACGTCTGGGACCCCAACAAGAACACGTACGACCCCGCAAAGCCGCCCATTTTTCAGATGGACGGCGGCATGACTTATGTGTCGGCCGCGCCGGGCGAGGACGCTGAGTTTTTCGATACGAAGCGCCCGTACTCGGGCGTCGAACCCTTTGTAAATTCGCAGCTGCGCCGGATCTCCGGCGGTGTCGGACTGACGTACAGCGCGGTGGCCCGCGACTACAACGGCACGTATAGCGCGCAGCGGCAGGAGCTGGTCGAGAACTGGCCTCACTATCACGCCCTCACCGGCCAGTGGGTCGGCGAGTGGTCCCGTCCGGCCTACCAGGGCTGGGTGCGGTGGTGGGCGCTGAGCCGCAAGCGGCCGCTGCCGGCCGACCTCGATCTGAGCAGCCTGGCCGACGCGCTGTACCTCGGCCCGCCGATGCCGTGGATCGATCCCGAGCGCGAGGTCAACGCCCAGATCATGCAGGTGCAGGCGGCGTTCAAGTCGTCGGCCGCAGTGGTGCGCGAGCGCGGTGGCTCGCTGCGCGACACCTACCGGCAGATCCGCACGGAAATCGGCATGCGCCGCGAAGACGGCATCACCAGCACCGTCGACGTGCCCGCCGTCAACAACACGCCCGCCCGCCCCACGTCGACCGAAGCGCCGCCGCCGGCGGACGACGGATCGCGGCCGGGCGCGCACCAGCTGAGGATCGTCAAGTGAAAGGCAAGCTGCAACTGATCAAGGCGCGGGCACGCGCCGCCGTGCAATCGGCCCAGCTGCTGATCTACGGCGACATCGGCGACTTCGGCGACGCCGGCGTCACCGCGAAGGCCGTGGCGCAGCAGCTGATTGATCTGGACGCACCGGAGGTGCTGGTCCGCATCAACAGCTACGGCGGCCGCGTGGACGAGGGGCTGGCCATCTACGGCGCGCTGCGCGATTTCGACGGCACGGTGACCGTCCGGATCGAAGGCGTCGCCGCCAGCATCGCCGGCATCGTCGCCATGGCGGGCACACGTGTGGAGATCGCCCAGGACGCGCTACTGATGATCCACAGCGCCTGGAATTTCGCCGAGGGCAGCGCATCGGATTTGCGCAATGCCGCCGACGGGCTGGAAAAGGCCGACCGCCAGCTTGCCCAGATCTACGCCCGTAAAAGCGGGCGCAGCGTCGACGAGGAACTGGAGGCGATGCAGACCGGCGGTGACCGCTGGTTTACCGCCGAAGAAGCCCTGGCAGCCGGCTACGTCGATGCCATCTATGACCCCGATGACGCGAGCGCGTCTACACGCAACCCGATTCTGTGCGACGCGCTCACGCACTACCTGCCTCGCAGCGGCGCCTACGCCGCCGCGCTGCGCAAGCGGCTCAAGGCCGCGAAGCACCCCCCTACCGGCCGCAGGCCGAAACCCCTGGAGAATCGTATGAACTGGCTCGAACTCGCCCGCAAGCTGGGCGTTGAAGTTGCGGATGACGCGGACGACGCCACCATCCGTGCCGCAATTGCTGCTCACCTCGGCCTCGATGAGGACGCGGAGGAAAGCGACATCATGCTCACCATCGCCGAGCGCGCGGCCGATGCTGGCAGCGGTGATGACGGCGAAGGCGATGACCCCAGCGCCCATAGCCGCGCGCGGATGACCGCCGCCGCCAAGGCCGCCAAGCGGAAGACGGCTGCGAAGGCCAAGGCCAACGCCGACCCCACCCTGCAGCCGAACCGTCGCGAGCAGATCGAAGAGCTGTTCGATATCGCCGCGGAAGGACGCGACCAGGATAGTGCACTACGCACGATGCGCGCCCAGGCGCTGATCGGCACCGACACGGTTGCCGACGTGCGCAACCGCCTGCTGGCTCACCTGGGCAGCGGTACGGCGATCAGTTCCACCGTCGTCGTCCAGGGCGGTGAAGATAAGCGCGACAAGCGTGTTCGTGCTGCCGGCTTGTGGTTGATGGCCCGTGCCGGCGCAACGCTCAATGAAGAACAGCAGCGCGGCATGAACGGCAACAAGTTCCGGGGCATGAGCTTCCATGACCTCGCCCGCGACTGTCTGGAGGAGGCGGGCATCTATGCCCGGTCAATGAACCGCATGGACATCATCCATGCGGCCCTGACCCACTCCACCAGCGATTTCCCGAATATCTTCGAGAACGCGCTGCACAAGATGGTGCTCACCGGATTCGAGGCCCAGCAGCCCACCTGGGACCGGTTCTGCAAGGTCGGCTCGTTGAGCGACTTCCGCCCGCACATCCGGTACCGAATGTCGTCCTTTGGCGATCTCGAGGTGCGGCTGGAGAACGGCGAGTACAAGTCGCTGACCCTGAGCGACGCCGAGCGCGAAAGCATCGTTGCGAAGTCGCGCGGTGGAATTATCAATATCACGCGCGAGATGATCGTCAACGACGACATGAACGTCTTCAGCGGCTTGGCGCAGATGTTGGGTGGCGCTGCAGCGCGCACGCTCGACAAAGCGGTGTGCGAGCTCTTCGGCTTCAACGGTGGCAATGGCCCGACCATGGGCGACGGGAACCCGCTGTTCCACGCGGACCACGGCAACATCGCCGCTGATGCCGCGGCGCCGACTGTCGCAGCGGTTGAGGCGATGCGGGTGCAAATGGGTTCCCAGCTTGATCCGGGTGGCAATGACTATCTCGATCTGCGGCCGGACCGCGCGCTCGCGCCGCTGTCGCTGGGTGGGCAGCTCCGGATCATCAATACCTCCACCTATGACCCGGATGCCAGCAATAAGCTCCAGCGCCCGAACATCGCGCTGAACATGCTGAGCGACATCATCGATACGCCCCGGCTGACTGGCAACGCCTGGTACCTGCTCGCAAACCCCAGCATTGATCCGACGTTCGAGGTTGGCTTCCTCGACGGCCAGCGTACTCCGCAGATCGCCCAGGAAGAGTCCTTCAATCAGGCTGGCATGAAGTGGCGGGTGGTCTACGAGTTCGGCGTCGCGGCCGTCGGCTGGCGCGGAATCATCAAGAACGCGGGTGCGGGCTCGTAAGAGCCTGCCCCTCACGGTTGCACAACCCCCTGGCTTAACGAGGACAGCATCATGGCTCGCAAACATGTCCAGCCCGGCAAGGTCATCGAGGTCGCCCTTACGGCGACGGTGGCTTCCGGCGAACTCATCAAGGTCGGCGAACTCGCCGGTGTGGCGCTTGGCTCCGGTGGCAACGGTGACAGCATCAGCGTGGCGATCGACGAAGTGTTCAACGTCGACAAGGTCCCGACCGATGTCATCGCCGTCGGGACCGTGGTTTATCTGGACCCCGTCAACAAGCGTGTGACCCTGGCGACCGACGATGGCGGCAGCCCGCCCACGGATCTGATCCGTGCCGGCGTGGCCACCAGCGCGGCCGGCAACCCGTCGGCCACGGTCAACGTCAAGCTGAACGCCTGATCTGACCGTGTTCGCAGACCTCGTCGCAGACGCTACCGTGACGCTCTTCGAGTCCCTCTCGGAGAGCGCCACCTACACCCCGCCCAACGGCGGGGTGGCGGTGGCCACGCGGGCGTCGATCGACGAACCCAATGTAGAGCTGCCGCCGGGCGTGCCGCGATCTGCCATGCGCGAGCGGCAGCCGCAGTTGATTCTGCCGCGCGTATCCGACCCGGACGGCGCCTGGCAGGGCATCGGTAAGCCGCAGCGCGGTGCGGTGGTGGCGATCACCACTGTCACCCACGGCACCCGCACGTTCGAGATCGACAGCCTTGTGGACGCAGACTCGGATCGCTGGCGGGTTGCGGCGCGGGAGACAACAGCATGAATGTGACGCTCACCCTCGCGGGCGGCGGCAACTTCGTGCTTCGCGGGCTGCAGGCCTCGCCGGGGCTGGTGCAGGCCGGCACCCGCAGGGCCGTCAACCGCACCCTGTCGCGCGCCCGCACCCAGGGCGCCAAGGGCATCGGCCAGCGGCTGCACCTCAAGGGCGCCTACATCCGCGAGCGGATGGAAACATTCCGTGCCACCGCGCAAACGCCGACCGCGCTGCTGCGGGTGCGCAAGCGCGAGACGCGGATGGATCGCTTTCCCCATCGGCAGCTCACCACGCGCGGCCGCAACGGTGGACGCAAGCCCGCCGGCATCCAGGTGCGCATCCGCAAGGATCGCGCGCCGAAGGTGCTGCGCTCGGCGTTTCTGGTGCCGCTCAAGAAGGGCAAGAAGTCGGCAGGCGCTGGAGGCGTCGGCATTGCCGTACGCACCTCGGTGCTGGAAAAGCTGGGCTACGGCCGGTCGTTGAATCAGTCCAACCTCGGCGGTGCGGGATCGCGCCGCTACGAAGTGCTGCACACCACCTCGCTGGCCGACGCCATGCGCGACGTGCTGGGCGCCGGCCTCAACCGCGAGCTGGACCGCTACTACCGCCAGCAGATGGACAGCGAGATGAAGCGCGCGCTGGAACGGACGAAGCGCAAATGATGCGCGAGGAACGCTATCTGCGTGCGCTTGTGGCCCGGCTGCAACGCATCACCATCGCCAACGGTTTCAACACCAATGGCGGAACGCGGGTGGAAGTGGACCCGCCGGACGAGCACGAAGACGACTACGACTGGACGCCTACGACGCCGCCACGAGTCATCGTGCTGCCCGACAGCGTTGACCCGGCCAGCATCAATCGGCACCTGGTCAGCGCGCAGCAGTCCATCAGCGTTGTCGGCTACACCAACGCCACCCTCCCGCCCGCCGACGACGAAACCGACGTTGATCTCGCGTTGCGGCGCCGCGCGGTGGCGTACCCGCTGCTGGCCGATCTGCTGCGCGCCCTGTTTCCCGACGGCGCGGCAGACGCCTACCAGGACGACCTGGACAGCGTCGCGACATCCATCACCTACAACGGCCACGCCCTGTATCCGCGTGACGACGGCGGCAGGACCACCGTTGTCGAGATCAGCGTGCTGGTCGATTTCAAGTTGCACCTCAACAACCCCGATCAATAGGAGCCCACCATGGCAGTCACAACCAAGCGCACGTTCAGCGGCAAGGGCAAGGTGCACGTAGGCCCATACGGGGGCGGAGGCCCGCTGGGCTTCGTTGGCAACTGCAGCGACCTGACGTTCGAGCACACGGAAAACAAGACGTCTATCGGGGACTTCACCACCCCGGGCGGCGGTGAGTACGACAGCATTCGGCGGGTCGACGCGGTGACGCTCTCGTCGACGCGTTGGGACATCCTCGACCCTACTGAACTTTCCCGCAGCCTGCGGGGAACAGCGTCCGAGCAATCCACGACGACGCCGATCGTTTCCGAGCCGCACACCGCCTACAAGGGTGGCTTGATCGTGCTCTCCCGACTGCCCGACCACAGCCAGACGATCACGGTTGTGGACGCCGGTACCGGCGGCTACGTCGAGGGCACTGACTATCTGCGCACGGCGGCCGGGATCACCGTTCTCACCGGCGGCAACATTGCAGACGAAGCGACGCTGGAGATTTCGTACACGCCGCTGATCAGCGACACCGTCGAAGCGCTGACCAGTTCGGGCGAAACCTTCCGGCTGGTGTTCGAGGGCCTGAACGAAGCCGACAGCGACCGCCCGGTGGTGATCGAGGTCCACAAGTTCAAGCCGGGCGTACCGGGCTCCATGAGCTGGCTCAGTCAGGAGTTCCTCTCGATGCAGGCGCCGGGGGATGTGCAGAAGGACACGTCCATCGTCGGCGACGCCCTGAGCAAGTTCTACCGCGTCCGCATCGCACGGCCCACGGCCTAAGGGGGCGACATGGAACAGCCTGTGACGGCCATCGGGGGTGATCCGCGCTGCATGCGGATCACCCTCGGTGATGACCAGGTGGCGTACACGCTGCGGCCGATCCGGGCGGCAGCGGTGGCGCCGTTCCTCGCCAGCGGCGGCGACCCGATCCGCGAGCTGATCAACAGCGGCAGCGATGCGGACTGGGTGGAGCTGGTGCAGCGGCACACGCCGGCATTGATCGATGCGCTGCCGATTGCGACGGAGATCCCACGCGAGGTGATCGCGCAACTCGACGCGGCGGATCTGGTCGAGCTGTGTGCGGTGACGATGCAGCTCAACCTGGATTTTTTCGTCCGGCGGGCACGGCCCGCGATCGGAAAGCTGCTGATCGATCTGGGGCGGGTCGTGCAGCACGCCTCGCGGACGACGTCGACTGCGCCGCCGCGTACCTGATTGCGCGGGGGCACACCGTGGCCACCGTGCGCACCTGCAGCTGGACCGAACTGCACGCCTGGGCTGAGGCCCACCGGCGGCAGGATCAGCGCGAGCGCGCCGCCTACTGGAGCGAGATGCGGGTGACGGTTGTCAGCGTGCTGGGCAACGACAACGGCCCCTGGGACCGCATGATGGACATGCTCGATGGCTGAGCGCGACGATCTGCTGTACCGCATCGGCGGTGACGCCAAGGGGCTGACCAATGCCCTGATGGCCGGCCGCAAGGGCTTCCAGGGCCTGCAGAAGCAGGGCGAGAGCGCGGTCAATGGCATCAAGTCGCAGATCGGCAGCCTGCGCGGCATCCTCACCAGCGCGGCTGCGGCGTTTTCGGTCAGCAACATCATCAGCGCGACGATCGAGCAGGAGCGCGTCACCAAGGCGCTTGAGCAGACGATCATCAGCACCGGCCGCGCGGGTCGCATTACCGCTCAGCAGCTGCTGGCCATGGGCGGCGCGCTGCAGCAGGTCACCACCTACGGCGATGAAACCATCGCCAGCGCGCAGAACATCCTGCTGGCCTACAAGCGCATTGGCGAAGACGCGCTGCCACAGGTCACCGAGCTGACCCTGGATCTCGCCACGCAGTGGAAGAAGGAATTGCCCGAGGCGGCACGGATCGTGGGCAAGGCCCTGGAGGCGCCGGAGAAAGCCGTCGAGGCGCTTCTGGAAGTGGGTATCAGCTTCACCAAGCAACAGCGCGAGCAGATCAAGGCACTGGTGGATATGGGCCGCAGCGCGGAAGCGCAGCGGATCATCCTGGACGCGATGGAAGGGTCGTTCGGCGGCGCCGCCAGGGCTGCCCGCGACACGTTCGGCGGCGCCATTCAGGGCGCCAAGAACGCGCTCGGCGACCTGCTGGAGGGCAATGGCCCCAACCTGGCCAATGCAACCGACGCGGTCAACGACTTTACCGACGCACTTTCGGACCCGGACGTAAAGGGCGCGTTCGCCGACCTGGTCGGCGGCGTACTGCAGGGCGTGGCCAGCATTGCGCGGGCGCTGCCGAGCGTGATCTCTGGGGTGCGCGGGATCGCCGAGGAAGTGGCCAGCGTGGTGTCCGGCCTTGATGATCTGGAGAGCCAGCTCAACCGGGAGGTCTTTCGCCGACGAATCACCAGCGGTGTCCTGGGTATCGTGCCGCCGGTGTTCATCGCCCGGCAGTTGGGTTACGACCCCCTTGGTAGCCAGGCAGCGCTGGAAGACGCCCGCCGTCGCCGGGATGCCCTGCGCGCGCAACGGGACGCCCCGCCGCCCGAGGTCCAGATCCCGTTGCGCCCCGGCGCGGGCGGCAGCGACACGGGCGACGAGACCCCCACCGAACCCATCATCAACCCGGCCGAAGCGCGGCAGCGGGCAGCTGCGGCGGCGGCAGCGGCATCGGCGGTGTTCCGCGCCGGGCTGGAGCGCGACAGCGCCGCTCTGAAGGCGCAGCTGGCCGACAACCTGATCAGCCATGCCGACTACTATTCCCGCAAGCTGGAACTGGACCTGTCGGCCGTCGACCAGGAAATCAGCGCCCGCCGCACCGCATTGGCCACCGCCAACGCGGCGGAACGCACACGCATCGAGGGCGAGCTGCAGGCGCTGGCGATCCGCCGGCAGGGCATCGTCGAGCAGTCGGCGCGTGACCAAGCCGCGGCCGAGCGGAAACTGGCGGACGAGGTGAGCGGCCTGCAGCAGCAGCTGCTGGAGGCTACCGGCCGCGGCGCCGAGGCGCGACGTATTGCGCTGGAGCGGCAGTACGGCGAGCTGATCCAGCGGCTGACGGTGATGGGCGACGAGGCCGGCCTGCAGATCGCGCAGCGCCTGTTCGACGTGGAACTGGCGCGTGTGGAGCTGGACCGAGTGCAGGGCGAGTACGACCGCGCGCTGCAGGCGATGGCGCGCACCGAGGCGAGCATCCAGGCGCAGATCGACGCCGGCATCATCAGCGAGCGCAACGGCCGCGAGCAGATTGTCGCGCTGCATCAGCGTACAGCGGAGGAAGTCGAAAAGCTGCTGCCGTTGATGCGCGAGCTGGCCGCCGCGACGGGAGACCCGGAGGCGCTGGCCCGTCTGCGGGATCTGGAGATTGAGCTGGGCCGCCTGAAGGTAACCGCCGACGAGCTGAAGACTGCCCTGCGGGACGCCCTGCGCGATGGCCTGGAGGAGGGCATCGCCGGCGTGCTGAACATGGAGACCTCGATCGGCGATGCGCTGTCCGGCATGTTCCAGCGCGTGCTGCGGGCACTGAACGAGCAGATCGCCCAGGAGGTCACCGACATGATCCTGGACGGCGTGAAGCGCGCCGCCAGTCAGGGCGGCGGTGGCGGTGGTGGCGGCGGCGCTGCCGATGGCCTGCTGCAGGCCGGCATCAACTGGCTGGCCGGCCTGTTCCACACCGGCGGCGTGGTCGGCGGGGGCGCCCCGCAGCGGTCGGTGCCGGCGCTGGCCTTCGCCGGCGCGCCGCGCTACCACAACGGTGGCATCGCCGGCCTGGCGCCGGATGAGCGCCCGGCGATCCTCAAGGTGGGCGAGCGGGTGCTGACGAAAGAGCAGCAGGCGGGTTTCGCCGGCGAAAGGATGCCGCCGGTGCAGGTGACCATCATGGCCAACGACCTCGGCTCATTCCGGAGGGCGGAATCCGAGGTTGCCGCCTCGCTCGGTGTGGGCATCCAGCGCGCGATCCGGAGGAACCGCTGATGGCGCACTACGACACCGTGTTCGACATCGGCTACGACTACGGCGCCCAGGGCGGCCGCGGCTGGAACAACGCGGTGACGATGTTCCCCAACGGCCGGCGCCGCACCAATCAGCAGTGGGCGGACCCGTTGGGCTTGTGGGCGATCGGCAACCGCAACGTCGACCGCGTGTTTCTCGACTATCTCTACTCCTTCCACGCCGCCATGCGCGGCAGCGTGCATAGCTTTCTGTTCGTGGACTGGCAGGACCACCAGTGCAGCCGCGAGCCGCTGACGCTCACCGGAGCGGCCACCACGCAGCTCATCAAGACCTACGGCGCCGGCATCAACCCGTATGTGCGGGCGATCGCCAAGCCGAAGGCGACCACGGTGCAGCTCTACGACTACGACGCTGACCCCGAGGGCGCGCTGCTGACAGTCGACGAGGACTACGCCCTCGATGCCGCCACCGGGCTCATCACCTGGGCCGATTCACCGCCGCCGGCGCCGTCCGCCGATATCCGTTGGAGCGGCGATTTCTACGTGCCGGTGCATTTCGATCGCGACAACGTTGACGCCCAGTTCCTCGCCTATGAGGAGCGCAGCGGCGGGCCGGCGGCGATCTATGCGCTGTCGGCGTTGTTCGTGCGGGAGACGCGGCTGTGAAGAACATCCCCTCCGCGCTGCTGGCGCACTACCAGCAGGACGAGACGACGCTGGCGCTGTGCTGGCAGGTCACGCGCAGTGACGGCGTCAAGGTGCGCGCCACCAGCCACGACCGCGCCATCACCATTGCCACCGCCGACCCCTGGCCGGGGGTGGAGGGCGCCTACCAGGCGACCACCGGGATTGCCGGCAGCAGCGTGCGCAGCGCCGACGACATGAGCGTCGACAACGCGGAGATCAGCGGCCAGCTGAGCGGCGAGGGCTTCGTCATCCCCAACCTGCGGGTGCCGGACATCGAGGCCGGGCTGTATGACGGTGCCGAAGTGCTGCTGTTCGAGCTGAATTGGGCGGCGCCGGATGACGGCCAGAACATCCTGCGGCGGGGCCACATCGGCAACATCCGCCGCGATAGCGATGGCGTGTTCACCTGCGAGGTGCGCGGCCTGGCGCAGAAGCTGAGCCAGATCACCGTGCGCACCGACGGCGCCACCTGTGATGCGGACCTCGGCGACGCGCGCTGCGGGGTGGAGCTGGCGCTGTACACCGTCAACGGTGACGTGTCAGTGGCGATCAGCCGGCGGTCGATCACCGTCAACGTGCCGGCGGACTCGCCGCCGGTCGCGGCGGGGTTCTATGTCGGCGGGCTGTTGCGCTTCACCAGCGGCGACAACAACGGGTTCGCGCGCGAAGTCAAAGCCGAGACGCTGCCGGCGTTGGAGTTCTACGAGCCGTTCCCGGCCGACATCGATCCGGGGGACACGTTCACCCTGGAGCCGGGCTGCGACAAGACCCGGCCGACGTGCCATGACAAGTACCAGAACGTCATCAACATGCGGGCGTCGGGCCTGTTGATTCCGGGGCAGGACTATCTCACCCGCGTGGCCATCCCCGGCGGGGGTGACCAGTGAGGCTTGGCAGCGAGGTGGTGCGCGCGGCCCGCGAATGGGTGGGCACGCCCTGGCGGCATCAAGGCCGGACGCGCGGGGTGGGGGTGGACTGTGTCGGCGTTGCTGTCGGCGTGGCGCGCGAGCTGGCCCTGTTGCCGCCAAGCTGGGACTACACCGCCTACGCCCGCGAGCCCCGCGGCGATGCGTTGCAGCAAGCGTTGGAGGCCGAATGCACCCGCCTGCTGCTGCGCAAGCCCGGCTGCCTGCTGCTGATCCGTGTCGGCCGCCAGGGGCGCCATCTGGCGATCTACGCCGGCCACAACTGGGACAGCCGCAGCCACACGCTGATCCACGCCAGCCCGCGCCACCGCAAGGTCGTCGAGCACGGGCTGACCGAGACGTGGCAGCGCGCGGTGATTGCCGCGTACGGGCTGCCGGGGGTGGTGTATGGGTGATCTCGGCCGCACTGGCATCCAGTTGGTCTTTACCGCGGTGGGTTCGATGTTCGGGCCGTGGGGCGCGGCGATCGGCAGCTTTATCGGCGGTGTGGTCGGCGCTGAACTGTTCCCGTTCGACCCGCTGCAGGGCCCGCGCCTCAAAGATCTGTCGATCATGTACAGCGAGATCGGCGCGCCGATCCCGCAGCTCGACGGCAACGCGCGCATGGGCGGCAATGTCATCTGGGGGCTGCCGCTGCGGGAGGTCGCGGACACAGAGACCGAAGGCGATTTCCTCGGCCTGGGCGGACAGGACATCACCACCTACACCTACTACGGCACCTGGGCCGTGCGCTTCTGCGAGGGCGAGATCGGGGCCGTCCGCAAGATCTGGTTCGACGGCAAGCTGGTGTACGACAAGAGCAAGCCGCCGGAGGTCGCTACCGTGCCGCCTGGCACGGGATTCAGCCAAGTGTTTAACGCGGCCCTGCGCATTATCGCCGCCAGCGAGAGCCTGGCCGACCATTTCACGTTCTACTCCGGTAGCGAGACCCAAATGCCGGACCCGGACATCGAGGCCGACCAGGGCGTCGGCAACACGCCGGCGTTTCGGGGCATCTGTTACATCGTGTTCCGCGATGTGCTGCTGACCGACTACGGCAACCGGTTGCCGCAGGTGACGGTGGAGCTGGTGAAGAAGCCGGTGGAGGAGACGAATACGATTGAGTTGTGGGCGGCGAAGCGGTTGGAGCCGTGGCGGCTGGGGGGGCGGGACCCCAGATCGCCTTGCGGGAACTACGAGTATTTTTGGAACGAGGTTATTTATGACAACCTTGAATCTGCAATCGGGGCTCTGGAAGCCAACCTGGGCAGGACGCTAAGCCGAACTATTATCGGTTACGGGCCGCCTTCGACTGAGGGGACGTTCGCAAGCGGTGACGTAGTTCCGTATAGCGATGTCGACGAAAGCGATATTAAAAAACTGCGCTCTGTGCGTTTGTTGTTCAATGAACCTGAAATCGAGCAGGTGGATGCGGATAGGTTCTTTGGCGATACCCCCGTCGGTGGGAACGGATTCAACCAGCTGCATACATTGGGAGCCGAGCTGGAGGAATTCGTTTGGTGGACTGGAGGAAGCAACTTCACCGGTCTTTCCGGCATATACAAGGTCGCGAACGGGAATTCGCCGGTCCCAGCGCATTGGGACTTGTTAACACATTGCATTGAGGACTTTGGGTGCCCGTACGCAGAATTTGAGCCGCCGCAGATCACTCTGCGGTTTGGGGCCGATGTCGATATTTTTGTGCGGCGCAAACTAAACTGCCCGGGCTCGCCGTGTGAATGTGATTGCGACCCTACGACGCCAGCCGATGCCGATCAATTCGAGTGTCCAGTTGAGCTTCCGGAGAATCAGAATTTTTGTGTTACAGCTCTGGGCCAGGTTTTTCGAGATATCGTCTACAGCACGGAAAGCGGAAATTTCTTGCAGTTGCAGGATGCGAATCTCGCTGATGAGCGTGTCATCAGGGTCCCCTTGGGGCCAGTGCTAAAAGAAGGCACGCACCAATACGAGCAGTACAACACTGAGGCCTTCTGGACCAACGCCTACGTCCAGGCACGCAATCTCTACCCGAACGACATCGAAGCGGGGCTGATTTACGGCGAGGACTATCCCGTCGAGGTCAGTGAGGCCTGCAAATATGAAGACGGTGGCTCGCACCTGGATTACGAAGTCACTACGCTCGAAGAAGTGGTGCGGCGGATCTGCCTGCGCCACGGCTGCACCCTCGACGACATCGATACGACAGGCCTGCGCAAAATCCTCAACGGAACGCTGACCGAGGAACACGTGCCGATTCTGGGCTACACCGTCACCCGCCAGAGCACCGGCCGTGCGCAGATCGATCAATTGCGCACCTTCGGCCAGTTCGACGTAGCGGAGACCGGTGGCAAGCTTAAGTTCGTGCGGCGTGGCCTGAATGCCGTGGCGACCCTCGATGCCAGCGATCTCGGTGTGTTTGCCAGCGGCAGCAGCCGGCCGCCGGCGTTGCGGGTGGAGCGACAGCAGGATGTCGAGATCCCGCGCATGGCGCGCGTCCACTACCCAGAGCCGCTGCGTGACTATCAGCCGGACCAGCAGCACAGCCAGCGCTTGGTCACCGCCAGCAGTGTCATCAACGATATCGAGCTGGCGATCCCGATGACCAGCACCGAGGCGCTGCGCATTGCCGACATCGTGCTCTATGACGCCTGGGCGGCCCGCAATCGCTACGGCACTGCATTGGCCAGCCAGTGGGCGCGCCTGGAGCCCACCGACTGCATTGCAGTACCGGTCGACGGCACGTTGCAACGGATGCGGCTGCTGACGGCCGACTACGCGGCGCCCGGGCTCACTGAGGTGGCGCTGGTGCGCGACGATCAGGATGTCTATGTCAGTGATGCGGTTGGGATCGATCTGTCGCAGCTCGCCAACGACATCGCGCTGCGCGGACCCACCCAGGTGGTGCTGCTGGACATCCCCGCGCTACGGCCGGAGGACGACGACGCCGGCTACTACGTGGCGGTGCGCGGCATGCTCGATGGCTGGTCACAGGCGGTGATCTACCGCAGCCACAACGATGGCGACAGCTATCAGTCGATCGGCCTGCAGGGCGTGGAAAGCATCATCGGCACTGCAACCAACGCCTTGGCCAGCGGCCCTACGACGATCTGGGACGAGGGCAACACGCTGACCATCGCGCTGCCGGAAGGCGCGTTGGCCACCGCCACCGAGGCGGAGGTCTACAACGGCGCCAACCTCGTCGCCCTGGGCCAGCAAGGGCGGTGGGAGCTGCTGCAGTTCCAGACCGCCACGCTCAATGGCGACGGCAGCTACACCCTGTCGCGCCTGCTGCGCGGCCGCAAGGGTACCGAGCATAACGTCGGTAGCCACGTTGGCGGCGACCGCTTCGTGCTGCTGACGGCGCTGGCACGCTACCCGCTGTCGCTGGATTACGTTGGCCAGTCCACACCGCACAAGGGCGTGACCGTTGGCACGCCGCTGGCCAACGCGCCGGCGCTGCCGTTCACCCCCGCGGCAGTGGCACTGGAGCCGTTTTCGCCGGCGAATCTGCGGGCGAGCCACACCGCCGGTGGTGACATTGAGCTGAGCTGGCAATGGCGCAACCGATTCACCCGGGGGCTGCGGGCGGGTGTCAGCGTGCCGCTGACAGAGACCGCGGAGGCGGGCGAGGTCGACGTGCTGATCGGCGGCACAGTCGTGCGCACCCTCACCGTGACCGCGCCAGCCGCGACCTACACCGCCGCGATGCAGTCGGCCGACGGTTACGCCGGCGCGGTCACGTTCCGCGCCTACCAACTTTCACCGGATGTCGGCCGCGGATGGCCGGCGGAGATCACGCTATGACGACCCCCTTGCTCCAGATGCCGGAATACGTTTCAGGCCAGCTCCAGCCCGAGATCCCGATCAACACCACGGCCCGCATCCTGGAGCAGGGCTGTACGCGGTTCGTGGTGCTCGAGGATGACCTGACAGCACCGCCGGGTGGCGAGATGGATGGCGACGCCTACCGGGTGGCGGGTGGCGCCACGGGGGCGTGGGAGGGCAAGAGCGATCACATCGCTTTGTTCATAGGAACAGCGTGGTGGTTTGTGGCGCCGCGCGAAGGGTTGCGCTACGAAAAGCCGGGGGGATTCCAGTACGTCTACCGAGGGACCGACAGCCCGGCGCAGGGATGGACGCTGGAATCCGCAACGGCAGCCTCGATCCAACATATTGCGATCGCGTGCAGTGACGAGACTACGAATTTGACGGCAGGCACAGCGAAGGTGACGTTTCGTCTGCCGTATGCTTTTACGTTGTCGGAGGTTCGAGCGAGTCTCACTGTGCCACAGCCCGGCGGTGCGATATTTACCGTCGATATCAACGTCGGCGGCTCATCAATCCTGAGCACCAAGTTGACGATCGACAACACGGAGACAACGAGCGTTACCGCGGCCACACCGGCAGTGATCTCAAGCGCTGCACTGGGTGACAATGCCGAAGCCACAATCGACATTGACCAGGTTGGGGACGCTGGGGCTAAGGGATTGAAGGTCTACCTGATAGGGGTGCGGACGTCATGATGGAGTGCCCGGTGGCTACCACGGTGCTGCGGTCATGAGGCGGCATCAGCGTGGGTTTTTGCTGAATCCGTATCGGTTTGGGGGTGATGGCGGTGAATGGACGCCAGCCAATCTCGCCAATCCGCCGAAGATATGGGTCAATGAACAAAGTGAGGTGACCGACGCAGGCGGCGGATCTTGCTCGCAGTGGAACGACATCAGTGGGAACAATTGGCACTTTGAGCAACCCACATCCAGCGATAGACCTGCAATCCTGGCCGCCGAGCTAAACGGAAAGAGAGTAATTCGATTCGACGGATCGAACGACCGCATGTATCACGGTGCGGGTGGGGCCAATATTTACAGAAACACCGGCTATGGTTGGGCCGCAACGCTTTATAAAAAACGCAGCACCTCGACGGGATCGGCATCGTCGGTTGTTTTCTACACGAATGCGTCAAGCACCGCAGTCCATACAAACCGGTTCAACGTAATATCTTCTCGGGGTTCCACCCCGACATTCGGCGCTTTCGCGGCGCGAACCGGAACGACAGATTCCACTGCAGTTATAGGAAGGTCGGCCAGCGATGTCGGAGCTTGGGTGGCCAGAATTGACATCGCAGACTGGTCGAATGGAGATGTCTACACCTACGTCAACGGAGAGCTGGACGCAAGCGCTCTCGACGCGATGAATGCCGGCACAACATCCGATGTCGCAGGCCCTGGGCTAATAATTGGGGCAGGCGGCACGGCTTTGTCGCCCAACACAAATACATACAGCGACATTGATCTCGCAGAGCTTGTTGCAGGATCAGGCGCGGCGCTGACAACAGACGATATAGACAAGATTTTTGGCTACCTCATGCACCGCTGGGGACTGGCCGACAGCTTGTCGGCGATGCACCCGTACAAGATAAGCCCGCCGTAAAGCGGCCAATCTACATACAGGAGGCGATATGCAGATTCCAGAAGCATTGAAAATATCGACCGCAGTCGCGGGAACGGCCGCGACCTGGGCGGCGGCGGACAGCATGACCCTCTCCCCGCCGACTTCCGCGACCGCTGCTGGCGGGGCACTCGGATATTTCAGGGAATCGCCCGCTATCGTATTGATTTCATTGGCGCGCATTGCGCGGATTGCACGCGCCGCCTTTCGGCGTTTTCTGCATGAAAATCAGGCGACTGGCGCCGGCACAGACCCGCCTTGACATGGTGGGGGTCGTTGGTTCGAGTCCAATCGCGCCTACCAACACGCAAAGCCTCCGGTGACCCCGGGGGCTTTTTCGTT